TAACATTTCGGTTACTGGTGGAACACAAGCATCTGCCTCTCTAACCTTTAAAGCTAATCAGTTGGTTATTGGTCGTTCTTACACTATTTCTTCATCAGGTAATACAAACTGGACATTATATGGTGCTGCTAATAGCACCGTAGGAACTAGTTTCGTTGCTACTGCAGTAGCATCGACCGCATTGGGAGCAGGAACTGGTACTGTTTTTGAATTAGGTAAGTGGTATGCGTATAACAGCGGTGGTAAACTAATTGGTGAGATTGGTTTCGCTATTGAAGTTCCTACACATTCTGATACATTATTCTCTATCGGCGCGAACTCTCCTATTAGTGGTACTGGTATTGTTGCTGGTACGCTAACTGCTAACCCAACAAACTCTGCTGTTGGTAGCCAGCCATATTTAAGACAGGTAAGAGTTTCGCCAACAACCACTATTACAAAGAACTTGTTGGTTGTTAACGCAAGACCTTCTTCTATTCAGCCTACAAGCACTGTATATACAGTTGCTCAGGCTGTAGACTTAACAAAGACAATTCCTTTGTTGTCTCTACGTCTTGCTCCTTCTGTAGATAACGGTATCCCAGGTCTTCTAGGTAACAGAGAAGTTATTAACCGTATGCAGTTGAACTTAAAAGCTCTTGACGTTCTTTCAACTCACGAGGTTGAGGTATCACTAGTTCTGAACGCTGACTTGGATAACTTAGATTGGAAACGAGTAACATCTCCTTCGCTAAGTCAGGTTGTATACCATAACATTTCTGACACGATCGACCAAGGTTCTGTTATCTTCTCTTTCCGTGTTCCACCTGGAAACCAGTTTACAACACCAAACAACAGAGGTCAGGCTCTGACTTCTATTGACTTGCGTGAAATTGCAACTCTAGGTAATGCGATTATGGGTGGTAACGGTGTCTTCCCTGATGGTCCAGATGTTCTAACTCTACGTCTAAAATACATCGGTCTTGCATCTGATGTTACAGCTGCAGCTACATTCGTGGCATCTTGCCGTCTATCTTGGACTGAATCACAAGCGTAAGGAAACTCTATGCCAGTCGCAACAAGAGAACAATTAAAAGAGTATTGTTTAAGAGAACTGGGTGCTCCAGTTCTCGAGATAAACGTAGACGAAGATCAGCTTGAAGATCGTATTGACGATGCTCTAGAAAAATTTAAAATATACCATCACGAAGGCACTGAAAAATTTTATCTAAAACATCAGATTACTGAAACAGATAAAACAAACAAGTATATTCCTATACCAGATGCCGTATATGGTGTTACTAGAGTTTTCCCAACAGGAGGCTCTGGCGCATCAGGATCTAGTCGTAATATGTTTGATATGCAATATCAACTACGATTACATGATCTATACGACTTAACAAGCACTTCTATTATCTACTACGAAATGGTAAGAGGTCATCTTGCTTTGTTAGATATGATTCTCAATGGGCATACGCTCTATCGTTTCAACAGACTTCAAAATAGATTACATCTAGATATTAACTGGGAAAGCGATGTATCAGTTGGTGAGTATGTTTTAGTTGAGTGTTATCGTGCTTTAGATCCATCAACATTCCCACGAGTTTTTAATGAGCCATGGTTAAAGCATTTTACAACTGCATTGTTTAAGAGACAATGGGGGACTAACCTTAAAAAGTTTCAAGGTCTTCAACTTCCAGGTGGTGTTGTAATTGATGGTGATAAACTATATCAAGAAGCAGTGCAAGAAATGAAAGAATTAGAGGACGATCTAATTAACAAATCTGCTCCGCTGGAGTTCTTCCTAGGATAATAATGGCAAGAAATGTTTATTTTAGTCATGGAACAAAGAACGAACAGTATCTTATTGAAGACTTAATTGTTGAGTCCCTGTCTATTTACGGACAGGAGATGTTCTACATTCCTAGAAAATTAGTAGGTAAAGATGAGATTTTAGGAGAAGATCGTTTAAGCCAGTTTCTAGACGCTTATCCAATCGAAATGTATTTCGAGAACGTAACTGACTACGGTGGTCAGGGTTCTTTTATTCAGAAGTTCGGTTTATTTAATGAATCATCTGCAACATTTACGGTATCAAGACGCAGATGGGATCAGTTGGTTGGTAGGTTTGGGCAAACCATTATTCCTACTAGACCAGCCGAAGGCGACCTACTATATTTTCCTCTAACAAAAGGTTTATTCGAGGTTAAGTATGTAGATCACCTTGATCCATTTTTCCAGCTTGGTAAACTTTACATATATAAGTTACAAGTTGAATTGTTCCAGTATGCTTCAGAAACTATCCAGACTGGCATACCAGATATCGATGTATTCGAAGAACTGAAGTCTTACGGAGAATATGGGTTACTATTAGAAACTGGCGACTTAATGCTTGCAGAAAACGGCAAGCAACTCGGTGGTGGATATGGAACTGATGAGGTTACTTCATTTGGTGATAATGAAAAGTTTAGAAAAGAAGCAAGAAATATTTTCTTTACAGAAGATAATCCGTTCGGGGATGTATTGTAATGCTAAAAGGTCAAACATTCTATCATGGTGTTCTTAGAAAGACTATTGTTGCTTTTGGTAGTCTTTTCAGCAATATCAAGATTGAGAGAAAACTTAAAAGCGATGTTCCAGAACAGGGAAATGCAGGAGACACTATTCAGACAGTTGATGTACCTATTGCATATGCGCCTAAAGAGAAATGGATTGTTCGTGTTGATTCAGACCCAACACTAGAAAATCAAGTATATACAACTTTACCTAGATTGTCATTTGAAATTGTTAATATCGGATACGATGCGAGCAGAAAAGTAAATAGAATGAATAAACTGGTATGCGTAAAGAGTGATGGTGAAAGAGATCAGATGTTCTCGCCAGTTCCGTATAATATTGATATTTCATTATATGCTATTTCTAAAACACAAGAAGATTGTTTACAAATAGTTGAACAGATATTACCATATTTTACTCCAGAATTTACTTTGTCTTTAAATGTAGTTCCTGAAATGAATGTCGTTCAGGATATTCCTATTATATTAAACAGCGTAAGTGTTCAAGATGATTATGATGGAGATTTTCAGACTAGAAGATTTGTTACTTATACAATGACATTTACATTAAAGGTCAATCTGTTTGGACCAGTTTCTAAAAACGGTATTGTCAACTCAGTTACTGCTTCTATCTTACAAACTAATCAGTTTGATATTGAAACGTCAACATTCACAGCTAATCAGCCAACACCATCTTCTACAATTATTGAAGGCTGGGAATAATGAAAACTTATAATGCTAATGCAAATTTAAAAGCAGTAGGAGTTCCTGTTGACTGGACAGAAGAAACTATTAGAGAGTATATGAAGTGCAAAGAAGATCCTGTATACTTTATTGATACCTATTGCTACATCGTTACTCTTGATCATGGTCTTCAACATTTTAAGTTATATGACTGTCAGAAAAAGAAAGTAAGAACAATCCACGATAATCGTAAAGTAATTATTATGGAAGGTCGTCAGCAAGGTAAGACTACAACTGCAGCGGGGTATATCCTTTGGTATACTATTTTTAATGACAATAAGAATGTCGCTATTCTTGCAAATAAAGCAGCAACATCAAGAGAAATTCTTTCACGTTATCAGTTAATGTATGAGTATCTCCCTTTATGGATGCAACAAGGTGTTAAGACTTGGAATAAAGGTGACGTAGAACTAGAGAACGGATCAAAGGTTTTTACTGCAGCTACCACAGCTTCTGGTATTCGTTCTAAATCTGTTAATATGCTTTACATTGACGAAGCAGCGATTATTCCTAATCAGATTGCAGAACAGTTCTTTACCTCTATCTATCCTACAATTTCTGCTGGTACATCTACTAAAATTCTTATCACTTCAACTCCGCTTGGATACAATCACTTCTGGAAATTCTGGAATGACGCTGAGCAAAAGTTCAACGATTTCGTTCCTCTGTTTATTCCTTATTGGGAAATCCCAGGCAGAGATGAAAAGTGGGCACAGGAGCAGCGTCGTCAACTTGGCGACCTTAAATATAACCAAGAGGTTCTATGTAAATTCCTTGGTTCTTCTCTCACCCTCATTAACTCAGATGTTATTGCACAGATGTCTCCAACAAGACCTATTTACAGCAACGAAGGTCTTGATATCTACATTAAGCCAGAGAAAGACCACAGTTATGTGCTAATTGCAGACACGTCACAGGGTTTAGACGGAGACTACAGCGCATTTACGATTATAGACATTACAACTACCCCATATTTCATAAACGCTAAATATAGAAATAACAAGGTAAGCCCTCTGTTATATCCGAACATTATAGAAAAATTAGCAAAACAATACAATGACGCATATGTCTTAGTTGAGGTCAACTCTGACCCACAAGTTGCTGATATTCTTTATAGTGAGTTAGAATATGAAAATATGCTGTTTGTTAATAAAGGCTCTCAAGGACAAACAGTTAATGGTGGGTTTGGTAGTGGAAGAACTAGGTATGGGGTTGTGACTGATAAGAAAGTTAAACGAATCGGTTGTTCTATTTTAAAGAGCTTTATCGAGGAGAAAAAACTTATTATAACTGATGCTGATATTATATCTGAAATATCTACATTTATTGAGAAAAGAAATTCCTTTGCAGCAGACGATGGGTACTATGACGATCTAGTTATGACATTAGTTCTTTTCTCTTGGTTAACTACTAACCCATATTTTAAAGATTTAAATAATCTAAATTTGAGAAAACTGATTTACGAAAAACAATTAAAGGCAATTGAAGACGAATTAACCCCATTTGGATTTTTTGATGATGGAACTCCAGATGAGGAAAAACCTTTGTATAACTTCTGAAATATGGGTTTTAATAAATAACCCTATGAAGTTTGTGCTCTTCAAAGCAAAAGAATAACATGTAAATGTAATAAGGAGAATTACAATGCCTTTCCAACTTAGTCCAGGAGTTTCAGTTGTAGAGAAAGATTTCTCTTCAATTGTCCCAGCAGTTTCTACTTCTGCAGGCGCATTCGCTGGTTCATTCCAGTGGGGTCCAGTGCTAGACCCTGTTCAAGTTTCCTCAGAAAACATCTTAACAGATCGTTTTGGAAAACCAACAGATGCAAACTGGCAGTCATTTTTAGTAGCTGCCAATTTCTTATCATACGCAAATAATTTATTAACAGTTCGTATTGATGCTCCTGCTGCAAGAAACGCAGTAGCTATCAAAACTGGATCTGTAAGTTTAGCGGTCGCTCAAGGTGGCTCTGGTTATGCTAGTGCTCCAATCATAAGCATTGCAGAACCACAAATTTATGGTGGTATACAAGCTACAGCAACTGCAACTGTTACTGAAGGTGTTGTTACTGGAGTTACAGTAACAAATCCTGGAACTGGTTATAGCGAAGCACCAACAGTAACAGTTACTGGTGGTAACCCAACTACTGCTGCTACTTTAACAGTAACTGCAACAGTTGCTGGTATTAAAATTAAAAACACAGATCAATATCAGGCAGGATATGGAACTGGCCAAGGTTTAGTTGGTAATTGGGCAGCAAAATACCCAGGAGCATTAGGTAACTCTATTACTGTTTCTATGGCTGACAGCGCAACATTTGCAAATTGGACATACAAAAATGAGTTCGATACAGCGCCAGGAACTTCTTCTTGGTCTGTAAGCAACGGAAAAACAGCTGCCCTTGACGAAATGCATATTATTGTTATCGACTCTTTAGGTCAGTGGACTGGAGTTGCTGGTGCTACTCTGGAGAAATATGCTTATGTTTCTAAAGCTGATGGCGCAAAACGTGTTGATGGATCTAATGCATATTATAAAGATGTAATGAACCAGAATTCAAAATATGTATGGTGGATGGATCACCCAACAGCTCTTGCTGCTGGCGCAGGAAGTGCTTGGGGCAGTCGTATTGAAACTATGACAGAAACAGCATTTAAGGCATTATCAACTGCTCAAACAACACCACTAAGTGGTGGTGTTGATGACTTTAGTGTAAGCGATGCTGCCCTACAAACTGGTTACGAGATCTTTAAGAATGATGAACTATATGATGTCTCTCTAATCCCAATTGGCGCTGCTTCTAGCTCTGTTGCAACTTGGGTTATTAACAATGTTGCAGAATTTAGAAAAGACTGTGTCGTGTTCGTCTCTCCGCAGCAGTCAAACGGTGATCCAATCACTCAACAAACTTCATCTTACATTGAGGCATTAGTTACTTACCGTAATGCTTTACCAAGCAGCAGTTACTCTGTCTGCGATTCTGGTTACAAATATCAATATGATCGCTATAATGACAAGTATCGCTATGTTCCACTAAATGGTGATATCGCTGGTATCTGTGCAAGAACTGATTTTACAGCAGACCCTTGGTTCTCTCCAGGTGGTTTTAGTCGTGGTCAAGTTAAGAATGTTATTAAACTTGCAGTAACACCAAGTAAAACTGAACGTGATACTTTATATAAAGCAGGTATTAACCCAGTTGTAACATTCCCAGGACAAGGTACTGTTCTGTTTGGTGATAAGACAATGCAGTCTAAGCCAAGCGCATTTGATCGCATTAATGTTCGTCGCCTATTCATTACTCTTGAGAAATCTATCGCTACTGCAGCTAAGTTCCAGTTGTTCGAATTTAACGACGGCTTTACTCGTGCTCAGTTCCGTAATCTAGTTGAACCATTCCTACGTGACGTACAAGGTCGCCGTGGTATTGTAGATTTCCGTGTTAAGTGTGACGATTCCAACAATACAGCTGAGGTTATTGATCGTAACGAGTTTGTTGCTGAGATCTTTATTAAACCAAATCGTTCTATCAACTTCATTACCCTAACTTTTGTAGCTGCTCGTTCAGCTGTAAACTTTGATGAAATTGGTGGATAAATAATATAAAGAAGTCACAACAGGAGATTTAAATGGCAAATATTTCAGATTTTAAAGCGCAGCTAATTGGGGGCGGTGCTCGCGCTAACCAATTTAGAGTTCAGTTATCATTCCCATCATATGTTACTGCTGGAGTACTAGTAGGACAGCAAGCGCAGTTTATGTGCAAAGGCGCACAATTGCCAGCATCTACCATTGAAAACATTCCATTGAATTATCGTGGTCGTGTTGTCAACGTAGCTGGCGAACGTACCTTTACTCCATGGACAGTTACTATCCTTAACGATACTACATTTACAATTCGCAATGCGATGGAAGTTTGGGCTAATGGTGTGCAGAATCTTGCAACAACCAATGGTAGAACTAATCCACGTGAATATCAAACTGACTTAACAGTTCATCAGCTAGATCGTAGCGGTGCTATTGTTAAGGCATATAGGTTTGTAGATGCGTATCCAATTACTATCGGCGCAATCGAATTAAGTTTTGATACAACTAACGCTGTTGAAGAATTTACAGTAGAGTTTCAATATAATTACTGGACATCTAATACAGCAACAAGCAGTGGAATTGGAGTTAACGTATCTGTTGATACTCCGATTGGTTCGCTACCAATTCGTATTTAATTATTCCTTAAGGATTTTATAGTATGGCTGAGTTTTTTGGGTTTGAGATCAAGCGTAAAAAAGAGGAGAAGCAAGTACCTAGTGTAGTTGCTCCTGCTCTTGATGATGGTGCAACGACTGTATCAAGTGCCGCTGCTTATTACAGCATGGTGCTTGATATGGATTCGATCATTAAGAACGAAAATGATCTTATCCGTCGCTACCGTGAGATTGCTCAATACGCTGATGTTGATAGTGCTGTTGAAGATATTGTTAATGAGTCGATTGTAGCAGATGAAAATAAAATGTCAGTTGATATTGTTTTAGACGACTTAAAAGTATCAACTGGTGTTAAAACTAAAATAAGAGAAGAATTTTCAAATGTTCTTCAATTATTAGATTTTCAAACAAGATCTCATGATATTTTTAAATCTTGGTATATTGATGGAAGATTATTCTATCACATTTTGATAGATCCAAACAAAGTTAAAGAAGGCATAGTCGAACTTCGTTATATTGACCCAAGAAAAATTCGTAAGGTTAAGAATATTAAGAAAGAAAGACAACCTAATGGTGTTGAGGTTGTCAAAGAAATTGAAGAATACTATATCTATAATGATAAGGGTATTACAGAAAATAATGTTCAGGGCGTAAAGTTGACCATAGATTCTGTTATCTATGCTCATTCTGGATTTTTAGATTCTAACACTGGTATGGTTTTAAGTTATTTGCATAAAGCAATTAAACCAACAAACCAGTTAAAGTTTATGGAAGATGCTCTGGTTATCTATCGTATTAGTAGAGCACCTGAGCGTAGAATTTTTTACATTGATGTAGGTAACTTGCCTAAGATTAGAGCAGAACAATACGTCAATGATATTATGAATAAATTTCGTAATAAAGTGCAGTATGATGCAAGCACTGGAGAAATCCGTGATGACAGAAAACATATGTCAATGCTTGAAGATTTTTGGATGCCTCGTCGTGAGGGTGGTAAGGGTACTGAAATTACCACACTACCTGGAGGTACCAACCTCGGAGAGATTCAAGATATTGAATATTTCCAGCGTAAACTATATCAAGCATTGAATGTTCCTGCTACAAGAATGCAGTCGGATAATGGCTTCAATCTTGGTAAAAGTAGTGAAATTACCAGAGATGAAGTTAAATTTAACAAATTTATTCAACGCATTCGTAAAAGATTTACAAGTTTATTCACTGACACTTTAAGAATTCAGTTAGTTGCTAAAGGTATTATTCGTGATGATGAGTGGAAAGATATGCTTCCTCGTATTAAGTTTAATTACCATAAAGACAACTATTATGCTGAACTAAAAGATTCTGAAATTCTAACAAATAGGATTAACCTATTAATGATGTTAGAGCAGAATCAAATGGTTGGTAAGTATTATTCTAAAGAGTGGGTTAAGAAAAATATTCTTAGACAATCTGAAAAAGAAATTGATGAAATTGAAAATCAGATTGAAAATGAAGAAGATGATCATCTCAATCATGCAGAGCGTATGGGTATGATGGCTGGTATGCAACAAGGCATGCAACAACAAACTCAACAATCGTATATGCCTGATGAAGAGGAACAACAAACAGGAGAACAGAAATGACTGTAAAACAATTAATTGATGCTATTGACTCTGGTAAAACTCTGGAGATTGAATCTACTTTTGAAACTCTTATGGCAGATAAAGTTGCAACTAAACTTGACGCATACAGACAAGAAGTCGCTAAGAGTATGTTCGCTACACAAGTCGCAGAGTCTAAGGATGAAGACGAAGACGACGAAGACGACGAAAAAGAAGATAAAGATGATGAAGATGATGAAGACGAAGATGAAGATAAAAAAGAAATGAAAGAAGGCGCATATACTAATCCAGGATTAGAAGCACTTCTTGCTAAGAAGCGTGCAGAAAAGGCTGCAGCAAAACAAAGTAAATAATGCACTTTAAATCTTTTACAAACAAGATAAAAAGTTCTGTTCTACAGAGAAATATTGTAGAACAGACTTCTTGTTTCAACATCAGATTGTATAGAACTGATGAAGGTAAAATCTTTATTGATAATCTTGAAACTGAGTTCAAAACTTTAGATGAGGCGAGATCTTATATTAGACAACAAAATAAACTACAATATATTGAACAAGAATTGTCTAAAAACATATATGAAGACGTGTTAGAAAATAAGATTGCTACACTAATAAAAGAGAAAAATAATATCAAAGTAACAGATAATATATTAGAACATTATATTTCTCTCGCCTCATCTAAGGTTTTCACAATTGACCCAACTGTTCAGTTGATTAGAAAATTAAATAAATACGACTATATGTTTGAGAACAAAATAGATTATGTATTAGCGGATGGTGCTAAGGTTGTTATTGATATTAATACGCAAGAACGTCTTAATACTATATTAAAAGATCAAAAAGAAGTTTTAGATTATATGAGAGAATCTAAAGAAAATTTTTTGCACGTTGTTAATTTATTAACAGAGGAATAAAATGGCTGCGACTAAAACAGTTACAAAACTAACTACTACTGATGCTATTGTTAGAATCGTAGCAACAGCTGCAGCAGATGCAGCGACTATTGATCTTCAAACAGATTTAAAGATGGCTAACGAAACACTAGGCGCTGATCAGAGTGTTTATATTACAGCAGTGTTAGCTACTACATCCAATAGTGTTAAATTAACAAGAAACAGCGTTACTATTGCAGATTTTTATGGAAATTTACAAACTGTAGAAGCTGAGTGGGCATTTATAGACCAGCCAACCTACGATATTATTGCAACTTTTGCTGGACCAGGAACTATCGTTTTGCACTTAAAGAAAGTTTCAGGATATAACACTCCGTTTGAGACTGCATCCTTTGGTTCTTATGATAACCCTAACGCTGTAGGAAGTTAAAATGAAGCTAATCAGAGAAATTTTCGAAACAACCAACCTAGTAGTTGAAGAAAAACTAGGTAAGAAAAAAGAATATTTCATTGAAGGTATTTTCCTTCAATCAGAACTACAAAATAAAAATGGTCGCATGTATCCAGAACAAATTATGGATAAAGAAGTCGATCGCTACATTAAAGAATATGTTGAGAAAAACCGTGCATATGGCGAGTTAGGGCATCCTGATAATCCATCTATTAACTTAGAACGAGTTTCTCATTTAATTACCTCTCTTAAAAAAGAGGGAACCAACTATGTTGGTAGGGCAAAAATTCTTGACACCCCAATGGGTCAAATCGCTAAAGGACTGTTAGACGGTGGCGCTAATCTTGGTGTTTCCAGTAGAGCACTTGGTACTCTAAAGGAAAACGATAGTGGCGTCCAAATTGTACAAGACGACTTTATGTTGTCTACTGCAGCTGACATCGTAGCTGACCCTTCAGCTCCAGAAGCATTCGTTCGTGGAGTTATGGAAAGTAAAGAATGGATTTATGTTGATGGAAACTTTGTGGAGAAGCACATTGATGTTGTAAAACATTCAATTAAAAAAACATCTTCTAATCAGTTAGAAGAAGCAAAAATTCGTGCTTTTGAATACTTTTTAAGTAAAATCAAATAACTTATAAATAATTTATTAGAGAATTAATCCAATAGGAGATTACAGATGTCTATCGAACAAAAAATTGCTGAACTCTTGGCAGAATCTAAAAAGGCACAGTTAACTGATCCTGTATTAGAAGATGTAGAGATTGTAGCTGAAGAAGAATTAGAAGAAGAAGCTGCTAATGGTAAGACCGATGGTGTTACTAGCGTTGCTGGAGATAATCCAGAGAACAAGAAAAATGCAGTTCAGGATGAGAAACAAGCTGAAGGCGGTACATCAAAGACCGCTAACAAAGTAACTGCTGGCGCAGCTCCTCCAGAAGGTTCTCATTTAAAGAGCGTTAAAGAAGATGTTGATGCTTTGTTTAATGGCGAAGAAGGCTTGTCAGAAGAATTCCGTCAGAAAGCAGAAACTATTTTCGAAGCAGCAGTTATGACACGTGTTAAGTCTGAACTTGCACGTATCGAAGAAGAATACCAAACTCAACTTGCTGAGCAAGTTGAAGAAGTAAAAGAGGGTCTTGTTGACAAGGTTGATGGATATCTCGACTACGTAGTCGAGCAGTGGATGGAACAAAATGAAATTGCCCTTGAATCTGGTATGAAGTCTGACATTCTTGAAAGTTTTGTTGGTGGTCTAAAAGGTCTTTTTGAAGAGCACTATATCGACGTTCCTGAAGAGAAGTATGATGTTCTAGGAGAAATGGAACAACATATTGCAAATCTAGAGGAAAAACTAAACGAAACAACAAGCAAGAATGTTGAATTAAATAAATGGCTTGATGAGATGGCTCGTCAGAAAACTGTTGAAGAAGCATCTGCAGGTCTAACAGACACTGAAGTTGACAAATTCAAAGGTTTAGCTGAAGAACTATCTTACGAAAATCAAGAGACATTTAAAACTAAACTTCAGACTATTCGCGAAAATTATTTCGGTGAAAAGAAAACAACAAGTAGTGTAGTATCTTCTGTCGTTAGCGACGAAGCTGTTACATTGACTGAAGATAAGATTATTGATCCATCTATCAAGTCATACTTGCAAGTTTTAAATTCCATTAAGAAGTAAATCAACCCCAAGGAGTTAGAATAAAATGACAACACGTCAAGATTTATTAAAGAAGTGGGCACCAATCCTAGAGCACGACTCTGTCCCACAAATCAAAGACAACTACCGTAAGGAAGTTACTGCAGTTCTTCTAGAGAACCAAGAAAAGGCTCTTAAAGAAGAAAAGTCAGCACTTTTCGAAACAGGTACACACGTTAACGCAGGTGGTGCAGGTGTCGCCCTCGGCAGCGCAGGCACTAACGCACAAATGGCAGGTTACGACCCAGTTCTAATCAGCCTAGTGCGTCGTGCAATGCCACAAATGATCGCTTATGACATTTGCGGTGTTCAGCCAATGACACAACCAACAGGTCTAATCTTCGCAATGAAGAGCCGCTTCAGTTCACAAAGTGGTACCGAAGCTCTTTTTAACGAAGCAGATACAGACTTCTCTGGTACTGGTACTCATTCTACTGGTCAACCAACTGCTAATAATGCAACAAACGGTACAGGTATGACTACTGCTGCTGCTGAAGCTCTTGGCGCTGGTGGTACTGGTGATGGTACTTTCAATGAGATGTCATTCTCAATCGAAAAGACCAGTGTTACTGCTAAGAGTCGTTCTCTAAAAGCAGAATACACTATTGAACTTGCTCAAGATCTTAAGAGCGTTCATGGTCTAGACGCTGAAGGCGAACTAAGCAATATTCTCTCAACTGAGATTCTTGCTGAAATCAATCGTGAAGTTGTTCGTACTGTTTATAAAGTTGCTAAGCCAGGTGCACAAGCTGGCACAGCAGCAGCTGGTACTTTCGACTTAGACGTTGACGCTAACGGTCGTTGGTCTGTTGAAAAATTCAAAGGACTTATGTTCCAAATCGAACGTGATGCTAACGTAATTGCTCAGCAAACACGTCGTGGTAAGGGTAACTTTATCGTTTGTTCTTCTGATGTTGCTTCCGCATTAGCAATGGCAGGTGTATTAGATTACACTCCAGCTCTAGAAGGAAACAGAGGTCTAGCAATCGATGAAGCATCTACTACTTTCGCAGGTGTTCTAAACGGACGTTTCCGTGTATATGTTGATCCATATGCAGGTAACGGTGGTACTAACCAATTCTTTATGGTTGGCTATAAGGGTGCTTCCGCATTCGATGCTGGTCTATTCTACTGCCCATACGTTCCACTACAATTGGTTCGTGCAGTTGATCCAGAGAGCTTCCAGCCTAAGATTGGCTTTAAGACTCGCTACGGTATGGTTTCTAACCCATTCGTTCAATTGGACGGAAACGGTACAAACCTACAAGCAGCAAGCAACTACTACTTCCGTAAGGTATTCGTTTCTAACCTAATGTAATCCAATAGGTAAGAAGCTACCAACTAAGAGTAGCGTTTTAGAGAGGGGACCAAAAGTCCCCTCTTTTTTCATTATAAATATTGTTACTACAGTTAAAGGTGAATTATGACTAACAGAGTTTTTACTTGCCCAACACCAAGCAATATAAATCCACTATCTCCAGTTGGGTTTACATTTTCTATACAAAAATTACCAGAACTTACATTTTTTTGTCAAGAAGTTAATCTTCCAGGATTAACCCTTGGTGAACCAGAATTCGTTAACCCATTTGCTAGAGTTCCAGTCCCAGGAGAAACGATAACCTATGATCAGCTAATAGTTCAATTTTTAATTGATGAAGATATGGCAAACTTTAAAGCAGTCTATAATTGGATTGTTGCTCTAGGTTTCCCAGAAACATATTCGCAATATACTTCTTTCTTGACAGATGAACAGCGTGGTAGTCTAAATGAATTAGCGAGTAACTATTCAGACGGAACTCTTACAATATTAAACAACAACAACAGACCATCACAGTCTGTTGATTTCATCGATATGTTTCCAACTAATATTGACACTTTGCAGTTTTCATCAACCCAACAAGATGTGCAATATTTAATCGGAAGAGCAACATTTAGATTCTCTTATTATAAGTTCTTGTAACTTGACATTTTTACAAAAGTATAGTAGTATTGTTATTATTTGTTTTTGGAGTTATTATGAATCTTGAACAGTTGCAAGAAACTTG